CGTCATCAACCACAATAATTTCAGCAGGAAAAGACTGGTTAAGACAGGAACGGATTGCTCTGCCTAAATAGTTCTGATTATTAAAATTTCTAATTATTATTGAGACTTCGTTCATAATCTTGTTGTGTATGTATGTCTATGCTTGAGTCTTTTATTAAAATAAATGGTCTAGGCTTGTAGGGGTCTTTGTAGTTTTTAAGTCTATCTTTTGATAAAGCCCAAAGACTTCCGTAAAGAGAATAGTTGTCGTGGCAAGTCATTATCTCGTGCCACCCTCGATATAGTAAATGTTTTACCTCTCTGATTAGTGCTGACTTTACATTAGGACTGTTGGCTTGAACTGCTACAAAAGCGTCGCACTTCATTTGTTTTATTGCGTGTCGGTATACAGTTATGTTTGGGGTATCTCCACAGAGGTATTCGGGACGGATAATCGGAATAGCGCCCGCGGTCTCTGAATCGTCTAATATCTCCGCACTATCAGAACTCACATACACATCATCAAATAAATCTAAACACTTCCCTAGATTGTGCATATAGAGAGGTTTCTTGTGAAACAAAAGGGTGTTCTTATTTGGAAGCCTTTTGCTTTTTGACTTTACGAGAAGGAGTGCTGCGATTTTCATGCTTCTTAATTACACCATCTGCTAATAATTTCTCCATATGTTCATAGGTGAAATCAAAGTTCAAACCAAACTCCGTGCACAGTTCCGATAAATGCTTCTTCCCATCCATTGAGTAGATAAAATAGTCCCAAGAAAGGTTCATAAGTTTACCTGGTGTTTGGATTTTATACTTACTTCTAAAGAGTGGCCCCTTGAACTGGCGCACTGGAATGTAGTCTTGTTCATATATGCGAATAATCCTTTCAACCGCAGTTTGGACTCTCTTTATCTGGTCATAGTCTATAATATCTGGCGTGTCGTCAGACGTGTGGTATTCAGGATAAGGGAACGTGGTCAACAGAATACCAGGGACACCCACAAGCGGGTCATTAAACATATACTCATCAGAGCCAATAGCACTTCTAAATCCCCCCTTTTGATAGGATTCGCCCATCCCTTGGATTGCTAGATGCGCTACCGAATCCAAACGGTTTAGCGTAAAAGATTTTTGTAGGGTCATAATGTTCTTGTTCCCACAAATATCTACCGCTAACACAAAATCCACCTTAGAAATATCCTGCGTTGTTGCGTATGCAATAGAACCAATGGTCTCTGGACAAAGTACAATCTTTATGGTGTGGTCTGCCTTGAGCCTTGTCGCTAAATCCACCAAACACGCAACCCCCGAGAGGTTGTCGTTGGCTTGAAATGGGTGGTCGAGGTGGGCGAACAGGAGGATTTCTCTCTCTGACTTCCCTTTTATCGTGTGAACACCCAGCTTCATCGTGCCGGGTCGATATTCCGTATCTATGAAGACCTCATAGTCGCCCTCCAATAGTTTGTCCTTATTTCTTGTGGCAACACCCCCCTCGACAGTTAAGGGCTTCGTTTCGTCAATCCCTGATTCCTTGATACTCGAGAACGGTATACAAAAGCCCCAATCCTTGTCATAGTATTTAAACTCATAGAGGGTTGCGTCGTGGCGATTCTCTGCGTAGTGGAGATGATTCTTTAGTTCCTCTAGATTGACCGTCCCTCGGAATGGCAATGACCCAGTAATAAGTGAGAGCGGTTGTTTTTGATAGTCCAGAATCTTCTCACCCTTAAACTTTACCCACGCATCTCGAACAACCCATTCATCAGGGACAGTCCACGTCTCTAGTTTTGTTCCGCTAGGGATTTCAATGACCTCTAAATCTATCAGGTGTCCGAGATATTTTAATGCCGTGTCATACCCCTCCCCGATTAGGGTGCGATTCATCGGGTACAGTGTTTCTATAATGCTTTTCATAGTGTGGTTATGTAATTCGTGTTATTTTTCCGTCTTCTTCAATCGTAAGGTTTTGTGGAAAGTCGTGGAGATACTTATACATATGCTTGCGGATGAACTCTCCTATGGGGCGGTGGACATTGTGCCAGAATAAGTATTGAAGCAGCGACCATCGGTAGTATCGGAACATTGTTCTGGGGGTTGGTGCCATATAATAGGCTGTAACTTTTTTCATATGGTGTTATTTATTCTCAATCGCGCTAATAATCTCATCGAGCGGGTTCTGAATATTTGTGCCCCCGTCTGCAACCACTATGTGCGCCCTTTCCTCTCTGAGGTGTTCTGGGTGTTTCAGCGCGTAGTAAATCGCCTCATTTAATTTTGACACATCTTTGACCCGTTGGCAAGCATCAGAATACTCCCGTGTGTATTCCCTATATCTTTCGTCTCCGTTACACGCCTTGGGTGTCCATATGTCCGCAATCACAACAGGAATGTCGAGCGCCTGAGCCAAGAGTTCAAAGGTCGATTCAGACACAGCAACCACCACATCTGCCTGACGCAACACTTCTATACAAATGCCGAGATGTTCTTCGGTTCTCCTGTCAGACCACACTGGGTTTGCATACACCCCAACGGTGTGCTCGTTAGAAAGACATTTAGTGATGACGTTGACCCCTTTTAATTTCGCTAATTGTGAGTTCACAATAAAGTTCTCGGCCACATCTACGTCCCAGTGTTCAGGAGAAAATACTACGTTTATCCCCTCATGTGGTATTCGCGGTTTTAGATGTGAGAAAATCGTCGTCCCAGTAACCTTAATTCTCTCTGGGGGAACTCCTGCGTTGGTAAGGCGCTTCCTATCATTCTCAGACCATGCGCATATCACATCTGATTTCAGGGGTTCGTTAAATGGTGGGTAAATGCGCGAGGTTCCTCTACGCCCGTGTTGCATGAGGACGGTTCGCTTGCCTTTCAGTGATTTGACCCACTTATCCCAACCCCCCATAGGGGTTTCATTCCAAAGAATGATAACGTCTGATTTGGTAATCATCTCTAGGGTTACTTCTCCACCCATGACGTTGTGCCCTCTGTATGCAAGCTCCTCAGCAACATCGGTAAGAATGTTATTGAAGTCAAAGAGGATGATATTTAGCGCTGTTGATTTAGCACTTTTGTCTTGCTTGGGAGTTGACACGCGAGTTCCCAAGGAAGTCCTATTGCGTCGGTGTAGCGGTTTTCTTTTACCCATTTTTGTTGTTCGGCTAATGTTTTAAGGCGAAACTCCTTATCAAGGATAAGGCGCTCTAGCTTGTTATACCAGTCTTTAAACGTGTTCTTTGCTCGGTAGTTTACTTCTTCTGTATACGGAGGCACATCAGAGGCGAGTGTAACCGTCCCCACGGAAGCATATTCATAGAACTTGATGTTCGACTTCCCGCTATTGAACACGCTTGCTTCTAGTGGTGCAATACCTATGTCTAGGTCGCACTTGGCTAATACGGTTGGGTGTAATTCTGGCGGCATAAACGGAACGTGCCAAAATCGTGTAGATTGTAGTTGCGTATAGAAGTCAAGAGCCGACTTCATGTAGGCGTTCTTTTCTGGTTGGAAGTTGAACTGCAACTCTTTCTGGTAGGTATACATCGCCGCCTCTAGTGGCTCCCCCGTAAGTCCGTAGATGGTAAAGAGGAATTCGTGGTATTTACTGAGTTCTGCTATCACTTCCCCAATCAACTGCAGGTCTTTCCAGTGGGACGCTGCGCCCATGTATCCGATTTTCAGTGTATCTTCGTTCTGGTGTGGTCGCTCTTGATACCGAGTAGGGTCGATTCCGTTCGGACAGATGAAGATGGGCTTCTTTGGAAAATACTTCTTAAACTTCTTGGCTAGTACAGGGCTTGGCGTGATACACGCATCCACCTCTTTAATCATTCCCTCGTACTGGTCTTTCAGTGCGTTAGAAACCAAGTGAGACGGGTTGTCTTTTGCCACTTGCCAGATGTCATCGTCTAGGTCATAGAGCACCCTCTTGCCCCTCTTTTTGTAATCACGAATAATTTTGATTGGTTCGTGTTGGGTTGCATAGACACGTCCAAATATCACTGTATCAGGCCAATTTAAGAGTTCTTCAGAGAACTCATTACCCATAGCGACCTGTCGTACGGCGTGCCCCCTTTTCATCAGTGCCGCGCCGGGTATCTCGTTCCTATGAAGCCAGATACCACTCTGGTACGCCCGAGCGGAATCCAAAACAAACATTACTTTCATTGTAGTGTGCGGAGAAATTCTACCATCTTTGTGGTCTCTCGAATCTCCCCTTGTTTATTTATTAAATCCTGCCGACCTTTAGCGAGAAACTCCGCACTCCCGCCTTCTAGGATTTTAGATGTAATATATTCCTCCAAAATCGCATTGACCTCATTGAGATACTCGTATCTATGGATAAGTGTAACTTTCGCTTTCCAACGGTAATACCGCTTTTTTAATGATGTAAACATAAAGATATTATAAGTGCTAACACACAAGTAGTCAATAGTTGCTTCCTCTATTCTGCCCTAGTTTGTCGTCCTCGTAGAGGGATGGGGACAAAAAGGGCAGAAACAACTTAGTAGAACGCTGAGCCTAAAGGCATGTTGATTCCTCTGCTTCGGTTCTTGGTGAATACGGATGAACCGTACACTGTCCAAGTGATGAAGTTAGAACCAATCATGTCGTCTTTCTTGCGGATTTCGAGGGCTGGCATGCGTAGCATTGCTACGTCAATTGTGCCTTTCTTTCCGAAGTAGACAGACTTAGAAGTCGTCGCTGACAATCCCGTTGCGGTTACTCCGCCTGCGCCTGGGGCGAGTGCTGTGAGTTTTCCTGATGGGAGGTTGTTAGAAACATAGACTTGGAAGCCCATGAAGTCTCCTGCGTATCCGTTGCGAAGTGTGGAGTCTGCTACGTTAAATCCTACGTTTGCTGCCTTGATTTCAATATCTGCGGCAATCTTAGGAGTAACGACAGCAATCCAGTCACCCGTCTCTTCAACATTTCTGTTTCGGAGAACCTTACGAGCACCTGCGAACACCTGAATGATGTTTGCTGTGCCTGCTGAGACCGGATTTGCATTTGAACCTGTCCCGAGAATATCAACTGTGTCTGCTGCGACGAAGCCGTCTGCGCCTGTAATGTTGGCGAATACGTGCTGGTCGATAACATCCTTGAGTTGGTATGCTGCCTCGGTTGCGAGTTCTCTTGCTTGGTCTACATTCAACGTGAGAGACCGTGGGTCGTCAACGTAGAATGTAACGTGCTTGTAAGCAGATACTACGAGAGTATCGTACGCCCAGTCCTGAGCTGTAGCTGAGATGGTCGTACCTGGTGTATATGTCTGAACGGTGAGGTCTGCGAAGCGTGGAACATGGATGGTGTCACCGTTTTTAAGGGTGTCAGACATTCGCATGTTGGATACTTCGAGAGCTACCAACGACTTGTACAAAGGCACTTGAACCATCGAAGACCATATTTCCAATGTGTTATTCTGCCGTGGTCAATGGCAACTCATACAGTTTCTATTCCTGTATGTTCAGACTATCGCTTCCCCGTGGGGTCATTTCACTTAGTCGTTCACCGTGCAAAGTTCCTCGTCTATTCAGTTCCCGAACTTCCTGATAAAGTTGTTCGCGCAATTTAAGAATTTCTGGTCTTGTGGTTTTACTTAAAAACCTGCCACCGTTCTTTGCTTTTCTTTCGATGTGTATATAACTTGAAGGAATAACTGTCCCTCTATATTTATTTATTACATCAACTTGTTTCTTTTTAATCCTCAGATACGGGTATATCTTTTGGAGAAACGGAACTAATTTTGTGCCAGTAAGAGTCCAACAGTAAGCATCTTTGCTGTTCCCCCCCATTTTTCTATGGTGGAGTGTCCCCCCATAACTGAGGTGGAGCCAGTCAATGATTTCTTTGTTGGTATTGGCAATTTTGATTACGCAAGTATATGCTGGGTTTCTGCGAAAGTTGTTACGTCTATCATCTTTAATGATGCTTAGGTAACCCTCTCCGTCAGTGAATCCTGCTATATATGCTGCTGTAGATTTAGACATTAACGACATTTTTTGATTTATTATTTCAAAGAACTGAATGTCGTGTGGAACTTGCTTCGGCCCTGTTAGCGTTTCAGCTTCCAAGACAATTAGAAATGATTTCTTAGCCCAAAATTACTTAGGCTGAATCGCGGATACGTCGTTTGTGATTACTTGTGTCATTTAATTTATTTTCCCCTTCCGAGATTTACTCTATCCTGCCTAGGTCGTGGGGACTTATATAGTCCTGCCTCTGTAAGGATTTTCTCCTTATCGGCCACAGATGCGTTAGCCAATTTCTCAGCGAACGACATAGGTCTTTCAGAATCGGGTTGCGTCCCGGTCGGCTTAAGTGCTAATTGTTCTTTCTCCATTTTGTCTCTGTAAGCACTCTGCCAAAGTTTGAAATCTTCATCTTCACGAATCTCTTTGAGACCTCGGCCAGAAAGTTTATGTTCTCTTGCGAGACGTTCTTTCTCTCTTGCGTCTAATCCTTCTAGAGACGTGGAGATGTCGATATAATCTTCAACATCTAGTGCTTTATCAACTACTTTGGCTGGTTGCTTCTTAAGCGCTGCAAGCTCGTCATTGACTTTCTTGAAGCGGTCATAAGGAACGACCTTTTCGGCAGGTTTTTCTGGTACTGCCTCTGGTGTTTTTACGTCTTCACTGACGACTTCAACCTCTTGAGGGGATGACTCCTCAACTACCACATCCGTTTCTTCTTCATTCATAGTTACATTTTAACGAGTTCAGTCTCGTAAACTATTTAATAATATCCAAATTATAGCACACGCCTATTCGTAGGAGTTTTTGACCTGAGTGTCTGAGCGTTTGATACGCAAATGTCCGAAGAGCTTGTCGAGTATTTTAATAGCGTGTTGACGACCCTTCACGTCGTCTAAAGATACGCAGTCTCGCACACTGTCAAGGGTCTTATACTCATCATCGAGAAACTCTTGTAATGCACGGCCAAAGGGCGTGGCGTTTACCCCTTCGAGGATTTTCTTTGCTTCTGGTGAAATCATATAGTGACTGGTTGTGCTCCAGGGATTTTAGCCCCCAGTGCTGGTGCTGATATTCCTCCACCGCCAGAACCCTGCGGTGTCGCTGTTTGTACATTCTTATCCTCTACGTCAAAGATGTCGTTGAGGTTTACGCCCCCGTCTTCTGCGAACTTGAAGAGGAGTTTGCGCTTTGCTGGGTCGGTGGTCATAGTTGGGTCTGCCTGTACTGCTTGCATGATTGCGAAGTAGGTAGCGCTTCTGACACGGGTGTCTACTGATTCTCCTGTGATGTCAATATCAATATCGTATTTCAGGTCTTTGTAATACCCCTTTGGAACGGTGAGGATTTTCTCCTTCTCTTGTTTCAATGCTTCGTCAACACCAACAGTTACAATTTCCATCTCGTCTTTCATCGGAACCTTCCCTGTCTTTGTCATCATGCGGATAACTTCTTTGGCTACCAGTTCGTTCTTCACCATCGCTCGGTACTGTTCAAGGTCTTTGCCTACCAATCGAAGCGTATGCTCTTGGGTGTTTTCTTTCTCGAACTGAGGGATAATCACTTCGTAGAGCATTTCTTTAATGTCCATTGCGACGTTCTCTTGAATACCCTCAAAGTAGGATAGGGTTTGGCTTATTGAAATCTGTGTTGAACCAAGAGGCGTTCCTGCAGGACTTCGTTCTCCTTGTACTGCGTCGTAAGCGAAAGTAAGTTCGTCTCGGTTATTCATCCACTTCCTATGCTGTTCGTTGAAGAAAGCACCATTCCTGTCTTGGATGTTTACCTCGGTAACTTCTGAGTCTATATTCAACACTTCCCCATTCTTAATACCGCCCTTGAGGTTTCGGTTAAACGCACCATCTCGCGTCTGAAAGACATGGAGAGCGAGGAAGTAGGCAGACTTCGATTCGAGGTTTACCGTTTCGTTTTGTTTGATTTGTGGCTCATAGAGGTCTTCTACTACACCGACACCTTGCCAGCGTCCAGACAGTTTATCCATATGGAACTCCCAATAAGGGTGTCCCTCCCACGTATCACTTGACAACTCTACGCCAGTGTGTTGTACCTCTATCTCTCCATAGTTATTCAATTCATCTTCCCCGACATCTGCGATAAACACACGCTTATACGCATAGGTATCTCCGTCCTCAACCTCTCCGTATCGTTCATAGACACGAATATGAGAAGTGTTCTTCATTTCGTGGAACAGTTTTATGGTTTCTTCTATCTTGTCTGCGCCCCACTTCATTTGTTTGCCAACCTTTCTGAATTGCGCCGGAGTGTAGTTATGAATCTCCGTAATGTAGTTCATGTCGTCCAGTGAATCAGCCGCCTGTTCTACAACGAAGTTCCTTAAGTCAACAAAGTACGGTGTTCCGTCTACAATTTTTAATACTACCGTGCCGAAAATAGGGAGTTCTTTGAAGATACGGTTTAAGACCTTTCCAAACTGCTTGTCTCGCATCCAGTACTTCAGGTCGCGTTCCATAAACCACGTCTTCAGGGGGTCGCCACCGCCTGCGGTGAGCATACGGATATTCTTAGTATCAAAGTCAATCGCCTTAGAACATACCTTACACGGGTTCTTGTTTATATTCAGGAAGTATTTTCTGTCTCCCTCGTCGTCTATGGGGCCAGACTGAAACTGGGAACTGTAATAGAAATAAATCTTCTGAATATTCTCATACTGGTTAAATGTGAGGCCGGGTACGCGAGAAATAGGCTTCGTTTTGAAGTCTTGAATTTCTTGGTTTATTTTCCTTAAGAGTAGTGGGTCATTCATTGTTGTGTCCCCCAAAGATTTATCGAAACTCCCTCTGTTTTCCTTCAGGTAGGTTCGGGTCAAATCCTGGCACTTTTGCAACAACTTCCTCAACTTTCGGAGCGAGAACCTTTTTTAATACTTTTTTAATCATACGAGAATTATAACATATCAGTTATACTGAAACCGTCTGGTCACCTGAGATTTCGTCTGAGCAACGCGGATTTCCTCCACCCTTCTCGGAGAGAACTCCCAGAATGCTAGGAGGGTCGAGATAACGTCATCGTCGTGGAATGACAGTGCCGCACCAGCACCCCGCTGGGTAGCGTCATTGTTCCAAAGGAACGTATCTAACTCACTATGGGTCTTTTTGTCATAGATTTTTGGCACATTATCTCTCAATAATCCCTGAAAGTGGATAATAAGTTGTTGTTTGGTGTCCCAAGACATCCTAAATCCTAACTTTTCGGTCTCTTTGTCGTGTTTATACTCCAAACTCTTCCTGCGGTAGACTTTTAGGTCTCTGATTTCCCTAATAAGTGCCGCCCCAGCAGAGTTCGACTCAGGAATAATCAAGGGTTTCTTGTATTTATAGTAGAGAAACTTTACTTTATCCGCCAAACCTATAATAGGAACCTTGCCGTTGAACTTCGCCACTTTCCTTCCCTCGGAAGAAACCACCGAAATAGAAGAGGGGTCAGTAATACCCTCTGAGGGGTCTACTCCCATACGATATTCTAGGTCTTTCGGGTCTTCATATATCTCACACCCTTCCTCAATCCGAAGTGGGGGCTTCGCCATATCCTTTAATCTGCGGATATGTTCTTTCGCAAAGACGGTTCCTTTCAGAAGACTGTCGGTACTCCACTCTCCAAAGACAAACCTCTTCACATAATCAGAATCCATACTTATCTGCTTACGAATGTAGTCCCAAGGAAGGTGTGGATTGTAGAGCATGCTTGACTCATAGAGCATGTGTCCGGGTCGGGGGTCTGATTTAAACTGCTCATACGCCCAGAAGTTCGCTGGGTTGCAGTCTGAGTTACCTTGTCTAAACGGAACATCGCTTCTTCTTAAACGTGAGTTCAATACTTCGATAACCGCATACTCTACTTCCTCCAACTGGTCAATAAAATAAGCACCTAAGTTTAAAGACTTCAACTTCTGCTGGGCTTTCTTAATATCAGTCACCGTCCCTGACTGCATAGCGTCCAAACCGAAGAGAATAATCTGAGAACCATTAGAGAAGTTAATCAGCCCGTCCTTTACCCTATGTTCATACCAAGATGACGGCATTAAATCAAACAACTCAGGAAGCACCGCACGGTCAATATCACTCAATGTCTTTCTTCCTAAAAGAACACGGTTACCAGGAAAGCATTTCACCAACAACAGTAACTTAATATACAAAGCGATACTCTTCCCTGACCCGAACCCTCCTGAGTTCAAACAGTAGTCCGAAGTAAAATCACAAATAAAGTCCATCTGTGAGGACTTATATCTATTGGCAATATCCGCCAACGTCACTACCTTGCCTCCTTCCATAATCAAACCCCCCATATCCTCCGGCCAATTATCTCTTGGGTTTTCTTTAGAAGTAGCTATCTTTATGAACTCCTCTGGGGTGTAGTTGAACTTATATACCTTGCCTTTCAGAGTAATCTCCTCAATCTTCTTTCCTTGAAGCAGAGACTTGCCCAACTCTGTAAACTCATCAGTCTTAATCATTATTGTATTCTAGCACACTTGACATTTATCTAAATATGTTGTGAGTTGATTATTGGTATGTGTGGGGGGGTGATATCTATAATTTCTCCCTCTCTCTCACTCGATACCCTCCCCCCCTATGTCGCACAATGTATAATGTCCGACACTCTCATACATGGTGTTATATATAGGTATTACGGGGGATGGTGTAAATAATCACACTCGGTAATCAGTTGTGGGGCGGTGTGTGAGTGGGGAAGTTTAACTCTCCTCCCTAACTCTCCTTCATATCTCTCTGCCTTAACTCTCACTCTCTCTTACAGGTTCACACTAGGAAACAGGGGAACTGCGCCTACGGCTTGAGCCCCGTGTTTGCGGGGTTGGTGGTGCCTTGCTATATGTATCCGGCTTATCGCGGCGGCGTTTATCCATTACTCCTTGGGAGGACGATTGGAAGGCGGGGCTATGACCTTCCGGATACTTTCATATATACATTATAAACCATTGACGTATTGCGATAGTTGTATGCGAATATGCTATCCACATATACAATCCCTAGCGGTAGGGTATTATGTAGATATTACTCATTAAGAGATATATATGAAAAGCACGTGGAAATTGAAAAGAGAAGCAGAAGAGCGTAAGGAGTACCGGGACGCCATTATATACGGCATACCTTGCGCCCTTGCATTCTATATCCTCGCAGTCTTTCTTCTCTCATTGTAATTTGTCAATTATTAAATAAACAGAAAAAATGAAAAAGATAAACAGAACAAAGAATCCAATCGC